TCAAGAAGATTTAAAATCTTCTCATATTGCTTGTAAGAACAAACAATTAGATTAGGTGACTTACCACACTTTTTCTTAATACTAAGCATTACCTTGTTTAAAAGGTCTGTAGAAACAGCCGCTTGTGACGCATCTTCTTGTGTAGCTTGCCATCTACGACTAACTTTAATACCATAGTTATCACCAGAAGTTTTATCTAAAACACCTTTGATACCTTTTGGATCTTTGTTGTGAGAACCTTGCATAACAAGTTTGTCAGCAGCTTGTAAACTATGACCTACACCTTTCAATACAATAAATCCAGAAGGATCTACTTCTTGAATTTCGTAAGTAAGAGCTTCACCACCTGATGATAATATACTACTACTTCTTAGTACATTAACAAGATCTCTTTCTTCAAAGTTTGCTTCTTTAAAATCAGAGATAACAAGTTTCGTAGAATCTGGATCTACAGCAGACTCCGGTGGTGTTAATGCTGTTTCATCAATCTCATTGATTTCAGATACACCGCCTGAAGCTACAGTTCCTAAAATACCTGTACCATCGTTAAACAATGCACGAGACATGTTTCTCATAAAAGACTCAACACCTTTTTGTACTACTTCTTTAGTAGCTCTAACAAAAGATCCTTCGTCAGAAAGAGCAGCTTTTATAGTTTCACGGTCAATTTCTACAACAGCGTACATTTTTTTAGCTGTAATAACCGCTTCACTATAGATAGCTGTGTTTGCTTTTGGTAAAGTTCCAGAACCTACACCACCTGCAAAAGATTGTGGTACAGTAATCTGTAATTGTTTACCAGTAAAATTGTAAGATTTTTTTACTCGCCCTAAAAGCACGTTGGCAGAGTTATATACATTCTCAGAAAGCTTTTCGTACTTAATCTTAAATAGAGCGGAAGCTTCGGATAAACTAAATTGTCTTTCACTAGCCATTTTTTACTCCTTATTTAAAGTTTATAAATCTTCAAAGTCTACATAATTTTGTTTAGTAGACTTTTTCTCAATTTGTTTCTTTGGGGCGGATGCCTTTTTAGAAACTTTTTGGGAGACTTCTTTTTTAACGTCACCATAAACTTCTTGCACAATCTCCAACAAATCGTCGTTATCAAAAGAGGGATTCTCCACAATCACACTTTGAAGGTTGTCAACAATTTCTTCTTGTTCTGCAAGCATTGGACTGACTTGATTTAAGATTTCTTCCGCTTTGGAGAAAGCTGTCATGTGAGTATAAAACTCTCCTACAGCTTGCGGTGTAATATCTCCTTCATAATCAGTTTTCAATAGCTCCTCGTAAGCATTAGAAAAGTCGTCTTCCGACATACCTTGAGCTTCCTGTACATTTGCAATTTCAGATTGGAGTTCCTTTAGGGCTTGCTCCTCTCTTTGTTGTTCTTGAACAGACTCGTATTTTTGCCTTAGATAAGCATTTTGCGCTGCTAAATCTTCAGCTTCAATTTGCTCTGGGCTCATATTTGCTCTATCCATTATAATTGGCGTTAATTGGTTTAGGAGTTCCCTTCTAAAAGCCAAAGGCTCCATTCCACTAAAACCAGCTATATACTCAAGAGCACCCATAGCATCTTCGTTTTTTATTTTTTCGTTAAAAGTGTTTATATATTCACGTATTTGATTTTTTTCTTCTACATAAGCATTATATTCACTTTTGTATTCTTTATTTTTTTCAGATAATTCTTGAAATTTTCTATCATAAGATATTTTACCACTATAATTATTTAATAATTCTTGTAGTTCTACATCTATTTCTTCACCATCAACTTTGTGGTTAAATATGGCGTTAGCTGCGATTTCAATATCTGATTCTCCGCTCTTCGCAATAAGTTTTTTGATCTCTTCTTCAAAAGCTTCTGCTTCGCCTTTTTCCTCTTCTGATCCCTTTTCAGCCTCTTCATCGTTGTCTTCAGCTTTAACTTCTGGTTTGTCCTCTTTTGTCTTATTCTCTTTTTTAATTTCACCTACTAACTCTTCTCCTGTTCTCCCATCTGTTAACTGATCTAATTCGTCAAAAGATAATATACTTGCTTCTTCTGCTGCTTTTGGATCTAAATCAACGGTTTGATTAACTTCGTTCATTTCTGTTTCTGTGATAGGCTGTACATTCTCTATCTTTTCGCTCATTTTTTACTCCCTTTTTGTAATTCTTCTTTATCTTCAATTTCTGACTTATCTTTTCCAGGTACTTGTCCTGACAAAGGTAAGCCCTGGTTTGCTTGACCTTGTATAACTATTTGTTGATGCTCTGCTGATCTAGGTGTAAATCCATTTGGAAAAATAGGAAAATTAGGTAGTTCAGCTAGTTTTGCTTCTAGCATTGGATTTACTTTTGCTTTTTCTACTAATAAAAATTCATGTATAGCAATATGCTCTAACATTTCTTCTCTATACTGAGGAGGACATTCTTCTTTAAATGTACGTTCTTGTATAGCTTTAGTATGTACTTTCCAGTGTAAAATATGATCTTCAAAATCTTGCGGATCAGCTACAGGTCTACCTGCCATAATATCTTCATTTTCGGATTCTGCTGATCTAATAGATACTGTCATTAAACTATTCATCTTATCTGTATTACCTAAATCTAGTAAATCTACCCATCTTTCGTCAGATAGTAGATTAGGTTTCATTTGCATTACTTCAATAATACGTTGTACTTTACCTGCTTTACTTTCCGGTAATCCTGACCCTAACTCTAGCCTTACATCATAGTTTTTATGTAAATTAGCAGAATTAAAGTGTCGTATAGTATATTTATTGTTTTTTCCTACAATACGTAACATACGTCCATCGTCAGGTTCATAGTAATCTCCACATACAGCTATAGTCATCTTTGCAAGATCTTTAATCATGTCATTATGTTTTATGACTGTCGTACTATTACGTTCTTGTTCTTGTTCGTTTAAGAATTGTAACGCTACGGCTGCAGTAATACCTTTAGGAGGCGTTCCTCTAGATACACCTTGTATACCATATATTTGTCCCATTTCGTTACGTAAAGAATCCCTAAATGCGTATGCTTCTGGAGGATTAGGGTTTGTCTGTAGCATTTGCGGAGGTACTGGACCTTGATATTGTACAATAGTATTGTCATTACCTAAAGATTCTATTTTACAAGCACCTCTAGGCATAACCCATTTAGCATGTCCCATCATGTATATGTTTTTAGCTAGTAATGTAGATAGATTGTTATGCATGGTCTGAATTGGTTTTACTAACTCATATTGAGATATGCCATTTAATTGCTCTGGTACATCCATATCTGTAACTCTAATTAAAGGTAATTTACCATGAGAATAAGGTAAATCTTCCATTTCTAATATAACATCTTTTGTAAATTTAACGTATGCTCCACCTGGACAGTGTTTTGTATGCTTATGAAAAAATTCGTATATTACAGTATCTTCTTCTAGCAAATGTTCTGTAAGATCGTCTGAATCAAAAGCTTTTACTGTAGGATTAGATTTTAGTTTGGCAGCTTGTTTAGGATAATCTTTTTTAAGTGTTTCTGTAGATTCTACTGATACTCTAAAACAGTATTCTACTTTATTATAGTCTTTTTGTCTTTGTAAATGTACTCGCCAAGGCACTTCTACTTGATAATCTATATCACCTATTCTTATAGGTTGTTCAGGATCTATTTGCATAGCTTTTCCGTCAGAATCAAATATTTGATTGCCTTCTTCGTCTAAAAAATCTAAAGATATACCCATATCTCTAGCTTTTACATACATAGGGTGTAAATCACCTTTGTTTTTGTTCCACATTACAAAGCAGTAAGATTCGCCAAAAATAAAAGCATTTCTTAGCATTTTTTGTCTTAATTCTTCTATATTGTTTATATACCACAAATGATCTACTAAATATTTTACAGCTTTTGCTGAATTTCTATCTTCGTACTCGTCATTAGTAGGTAATACATTTATAGCAGGTTTTAATCTAGATAATTGAGATATCCTGGTTTCTGTCATGTCATGTAGATGATTTACTACAAATTTGTTAACTTTGTTTAAAAATTGACGCTCTGATCGTCGTATATCTGTACGCTTGATATTAGTATTAGCCCCTCTATAGGTTTCTAGGTTTTTTCTACATTTAGCATTTCTAGCTACTGCTTGTTTTTCTAGTGTTTCTACTACTTTATTACACCATTCTAATACTTTTTTTGGATCTTCTTTATCGACGGTATGGTAAGGTTTGACATTAATTTTATCGGGTCTATCATCTCCTAATTCGTCAAAATAACTCATTTATGCTCCTATACCATTCTATAGATTTCTTCATTTTCATCTTTTTGCTCTTGATTTATTTCGTCAAATACTTTATCAGGATCAGCAAACTTCTCAGTGTTAAGAGCTTCTTCGGCTGGCATAAATTGTACGGTGTGAGTTTGTTTTTCTAAACTTTTCACCAAAATCAGAGCATACAGAGTAAAAGGTAACAGAATTGCACATAAAATGCAAGCTAAAATTGAAAAAATTAGTGAAATTTGAGTAATATCCATAAGTTAGTCCTCCCAGGGAATAATTTTATAAGTCCAATCATGTTCTTTGCCTATGTTATCTAAATCATCGTCTATACTTCTCCATCCCCTATCATTATCTAATACTATTTTCTTTTTTTCTATTATTTCATTCATATCATAATTTGCAGCAGCATTTAGATATCTCCAGCAATCTATTAAGTGGTCATTTTTCTTAGGCACATCTCCTTTATCTGTACGTACATATTGTTGTATTTCCCACTTTAATTTTTGCATACGATCAGTAAAAGTAAGTGTGTCATATATAATCTGGTCTTTACATAGAGATAATCCATTATCTTTTTTATGTAGGTGTTTTGCTGTAGGCATAAAATAATCACCAAACTGTCCCATAAGTTCTGTAGAAAACCATGCTGCAGCTTCATCATATACTTTATACCAATCTTCTACATCTATATAAGGGTTTAATTCTTTCATTTTTGCTTTTATTCTAGGATAAATTTGACGCACTGACGTATTCTCTTGACTAGTTTCGTAGAGTTCATCAAGAAGATACACCTGTTTAGTATAAGGATTGATAGCAGCAAAAAGCACGGCAAAACAAGTAGTGGAGCCAGGGTCAGTAATGCAATACCAATCAAGTTTTTTAAGATCTTTTTGTAAATCACGCATTACTCCTTGAAATGGTCTAAGTTTTTTGGCATCAAACATGGGGAAAATAGCGTTCCGTCCTCCGAGAGAGATTTCTCCAAAATACTCTCGTTTGATAACATCATTTTCACCACGTATCCTGAGCTTTTCAATTTCTTTGTCGATCTCCTCTTTAGGCATGTGGGGGTTATCATAAGATGAGGCGATAATGTGTGCGCAATCTTTTCTTTTAAGACATTCATCAGCAAACTCCATATACTGTTCTTGGTTTCTATCTCCTGGTTTAGGTGGTGTACCAATTATTACAAGAGGTGCCTTACGTACAATACGGTTTGGGTTCATTTCTGTATGGAACATAGGATGAAATACTTTAAACTCGTCATACACTACAAAATCTGGTGTTAGACCGTTAGCAGCAGCCCAGTTTTCAGAACCTACAATTTTTATACTGCTATTATTTTTAAAAGTTATACGTGAGTCTGTATTTGCTATATGTTTAATGTATTTTTTTAATGGTTCCTCTCCTCCTGGTACAAAACGTCCAGCATCATCTTTTTCTCTACCAAATTGAGATAGACGACCATTATGCCATATAATTTCTCTACCGTGAGATAGTTCTGGAGTAATATAGTAGCAAACTGATCCTGGATGTAAGAGAGCGTGTCTCCATAACATGTATGCAGCAAAATCCGTCTTGCCCCACTTACGTCCACATTGGATAAATACAGTACCTACCTCTCCTTTAATAAGAGGCATGCCTACTTTTACTTGTCCTGAGTGAGGAGCCCAGTATTTATGTAAATCTTCCATGATTTGTAAATATAAGGCATCGCTAGGTTTGAGGTCTATTAAACTCATCGTCTTCTAGGTCTTTTTATTCTTTCGTAACGTATCATTCCTATAAGAGGACATCCAGATTCATATATTTTATAACTACCAAAAAAACTGTTTACTGTTCTACTAGTTTCTTTGTTAACTAATTTTTCACTACATCCTACAGTTTGAATAGAGTCTACAAAATTTTTCTTTACACAATCATACCCATGACACCAGTATTCATCTTTTGCTAGTGTTTGATATTTTTCTAAACTAAGTCCCATACGTTTAGCATTTACTTTTTCCATACTTTGTACAATACCTGTCCATAATTCTAACTGTTGTTCTACTTGTCCTCTATTAAATGTACCTCTAAAACCGCCAGAAGCTCTGTGAGCCATAGATGCCATATTTGCTACACCATATCTTTTACCTGGACATGCTTGTAAAAAATGGTGCGCCATAGAATGAGCTCTAAGAGCTATGCACGAAACATTCCTAGGTAACGTAGCAAATAACTGAACAAAATTGAGCCCATCGTAGACACTACCACCAGGGCTATCAAGAACAAGATATATCGTGTCCCCTGGCTTAGTTTTGAAACTGAGTTTGAGTAGATCTTTTGAAGCTTTTCCAACGCTCGAAGCATTTACAACCCCCTTAAATACAATATGGTTATTTTCCGTTAGTGTTATCTGACTCAGAGCTAGTGTCGGAATCAGAAGCATTAGTGCTAGTAGTAGTTTCATCTGTAATCTCCCTGTAAGACGCATCCTCGATGTAGAATGGGTCGTTTTTTAGTTTTGCCTTCAGCTCTATTACCGTAGAAGGCTTATGTTCACTTATGATATCGGTAGGCTCTCCATCATCTAGTCTAATTATGCGGTCAATTTCAGACACAATGTTGGTTAGCAATCGAGCTTCATGTATTGATGGTGGTTTATCTCTTTTCTTTAGGTCTTCTATAGCCCTATCTACACAATCAAGCGAGTTTGATGTAAGATTTACTAAAATCGCTCTTTTGTTATCAGCTAAATCTCGCAAAATTTCTTTACGTATTAGGTTTCTTTCTTCTTCCCACTTATTTTTGTGGTAAACCAGTGTTCTATACTTAATATTTAGTACTTTAGCTATTTCTTTTAGCGGTTTAAAATCCATAAACATAGATTTTGCTGTAGTTAGGTCATATTTTGACTTTATTTCGCTCATTTCTTAGCCTTGCTTAGGAATTGCCATAATTCAGGATTATCCATTATAAGCTGCATTAGTACAGGGGATATCAATCTGATAAGGTTCTCCTCTTTGTCGTATTCTTTTTTGTCAGGGTCGAAATTAAATACTGCTTCTGCTTTGTCCTCCATAACAACATGCAGTAACTCATGCAGGAGCGTTTCCCTAGTGATTTCGTCATTCTTACACTTGTAGATCGTAATGGTTTTTGTATGTGTATCTGTTTTTCCATACATTTCCTCAGCTTCTTCCTGACTCCAGTATATTTGCCAGTTATAACAACCTGACTTAAATTTAGTTGGTTTCCGCATCTTTTTACCTTAGCACACTATATTGCATAAGTCAACATTAGGATGGCGGCTTTTTAGACATTTCGCTTCGCTCATGTCTAAATGGGGCTACGCTTATGCCTTTGG